GCGGCGCGCGCGACGTCGGTCTGCTGCTGCGCGGTGGGCAGGTCCGTGGTCGCCGCCGCGACGCCCTGGTTGTCGGTGCGGATGGTCTGCATCCGGCCCGCTGCCCCGGAGGTGAGGGCGCTCGGCGCCTCGGGGACGAGCAGACCATCGGCGCTTGCACCGCGGCGGGGACCCGCGGTCTCGGGCGACGGGCTCACCGCGGCCGGCCGAGCCGCGCCCGGCGGCGGCGTGGCGCCGGCTCGCTCGCCGGGGCTGCCGTGTTCCGCGCTCGTGGGCGCGCGCGTCGGGCCGGACGTACGAGGCCCCGCGGGGGCCGGCCCACCGGGCAGCGATGCGGGCGCTCCGTCCCGCGCGCTCTGCGCGGGGGCCCGATCCGGTGCGCCGGGGAACGGCGGACGCTGCTCCGGCTCGCCGTTCGAGAACCCCAGGGCGGCCGCGGCCGGGGCGAACAGGTTCACCGTCGCCGCGCGCCCGGCCAGCGCGGCCAGCGCGGCCTGGTGCGCATCGGACTCGAGCGCGGCGCGCGTCGGGGGCCGCTCATCGCTCGCCGGCCGGCTCTGCTGCGCGATGTGCGCCAGCTCGTGCGCGATCACGTGCTCGCCGTGCTCGCTTTCGGGGTCGAACGCGCCGCGTCCGAAGAAGATGTGGCGTCCGCGTGTGAACGCTTGCTGACCGGCGGGCACCTCCGCGCTGTCCGTGTGGAGCTCGACATCGTCGAAGCGCTGGCCGTACGCTCGCTCCATGCGCGCGAGGGTCGCGGCCGGCAGTCGTCCATCGCGCTGGTCCTGCCCCGGCGGGGTCCACGCCCAGAGATCCAGGCCGCCCCCCCGGCGCGCGACCGTGCGCGCCGACGCGTCCGAGGCGCGCGCTGGATCGAGTGGCGGTGGGAGCTGCAGCGACGCCAGCGCTTGCGTGACTTCGTCGGCATGCAGCTGCTCGCTGGTGGCGCGCGGTGGCCTGCGCCGGTCGGCGACCTCGCCCTCGCGCTCGGGGCCGTTCACCGCTTCGGTGCTCGCGGGCGCCTCCACGAGCTCGGCGCTCATCGCGCTCCACCGCCGTGCCTCTACGGTGACCAGCGTCTCCCGGCCAGGTATGCGGGGAGCCCGTTCGTCGAGCCTCCATCGATCCGGTGGCGCGCCGGTGATCTCGGTCCCCACGCGCGTGAGCCGGCCGGGGTCGGGACGCAGCCGTCCACCGCGCGCCGCGATGCGAGCGGCGAGCTCGTGAAATCGCTGCTGGGCTTGGTCGATATCGCAACCGCCAGCGCTGTCGGTGGCATCCGCGGTCACCCGTTCCCAGATCGCGAGCGACACCTCGCGCGACAAGCCATGACGCGCTCCCTCGACGACTGGATCGAATCGAGCTTGCTTGCGTTGACGTTCGAGCTCGGGTGGGTATAGCCAGCGCGTCATCGTCTACGCCCTCCGCACAGTGAAACGGGCGCAGACTACCAACGTCTACCTCCACCACCGGGGTGGGCGCGGTGCAGCAAATCGTGGCGACGACTTTTCGATGCCTACATATGGTTCAAAACCGCGGTCGTAGGATTGGTCTAGCTGAGCTCGTGCGCAGTATCTTCATCGATGTCACCGCGATCCTCATCGTCCGTCACAGCGCCCAGGCCGTGCTGCGCGGCGAGCGCACAGACTCGCGATGGGCCAGCAGCGGTCACTTCTTCGACTTGAGCGTCCGAGCTCTCCTTTCGCAGTTGACGTAACTGCTATTTCGCGACGCGACCTGTCGGCCGACATCGCACCCGCGCCGACGCGGTGGCGACACGTGCGGGCCTCGCGCGAGCTCGAGGGCACCGGTGACTCGGGGAGCCTGCGATCTTGGCTCGTGAGGCAGCCGTTCAATCGCACGTGCCGTTCCTCGCCGCGGACGAGCAACGGACCGACCGCGGCGGCTGGCCAGGGGAGGCCGGCGCTGGCGTTCGCCGTCGACGCAGATCGTCGTGGCCCACGGCCATCGACGTCGGTCTGGGCGAGCTTGGTATGCCGGGCGCGACATTGGCTCCCCCGGCAGTCGCATCGCTCGCATCGCTGTCGAGGCTACCGGGATCGGCGGATCGCGCGGGTTCGCGTAACGTCTCGATTTCCAAGGTGAACGTCTGGTTCAGGCGCCGAGCCCAGGTTCGCGCAGGGCGAGTGTCGTAGTTCCGTGCGTGGCGTCGCCTAACAGGCGGCGACGAAGCACCCATGACACAGCCATCGCAGGCCAGGGCGGCGACGAAGAAGCACGTGATCCTGTTCCTGGCGGCCAACCCGAGCGACACCGGCCGCCTAGCGCTCGACCGCGAGGCGCGCGCGATCCACGTCGAGCTGAAGCGCAGCGGCTACCGGGATCGGTTCGACTTCGTGACCCGGTGGGCGGCCGAGCCGCTCGACTTGCTGCGCGAGCTGCGCGAGCTGAAGCCCACGATCGTGCACTTCAGCGGACACGGCGCGCGGCCGGCCGGCACCTCGGATCGGGAGCAGGGCCGCGATGTTGTTGCCGCCGCCGCGCTCTCGGGGAACGAGCCAGGCGGCGTGGTGTTCGACAGCCCGAACGGTCGTAGCCAGCTGGTGACGCCCGAGGCAATCGCGCGCACTTTTGGTGCGGTGGGTGCACACGTCCGGCTCGTCGTGTTGAACGCGTGCTACTCGGCGCCGATCACCGAGGCCTTGCGTGGGCACGTCGACTACGTCGTCGGCATGAGCGGCGCGATCCACGACGACGCGGCGCGGAGCTTTGCGATCGGGTTCTACGGGGGCCTGGGGGAGCACGAGTCCGTCGCGGAGGCGTTCAAGCAGGGCCGAGCCGCCATCAACCTCGACGGGCTGCATGACGCCGACCGGCCGCAGCTCCACACGCGGGACGGGTTCGATGCAGCGCAGCTCATCCTGGCTGCGGAGCCGCCGTCGGTCCTTGTCGATCTGCCGTGCCCGTACCCAGGCATGCGGCCGTTCGCCGCCGATGACGCGAACAGGTTCCACGGACGTGACGCCGAGATCGCCGAGCTGATCGGCCGGCTGCGGGCCGGTGATCGCGAGATCTTCGTCATCGGCCCGTCCGGCTCCGGCAAGTCATCGCTGGTAACGGCCGGTGTACTACCGCGGCTCGCCCGCGGCGTGGCCGGGCTGGGCCCGTTCGTTGTTCGCGAGCTCCGGCCTGGGGAGCAGCCCGCTGCACGGCTCGGTCAGGAGCTCGAGGGGCCGACCGGTGGCCCCCTGGTTGTCGCCGACCGCGTTGCCGCACTGCTCGCGCATCGTGGCCCCAGCGCCTTGCTGCTGATCGTGGTCGACCAGCTGGAGGAGCTGTTCACCCTGGCAGGGGCCGATGAGCGCGATCGGTTTCTCGAAGCGCTACGGGCTCTGCGCGCGGAGCAGCGCTGCGCCGCGGTTTTCACCCTGCGCGCCGACTTCTTCGGTGCACTCATGGAGAGCACGCTGTGGGCTGAGCGCCGCGGCCAGCTCTCGCGCGTCGAGGTCAGCCCGCTCCGGGGCGAGTCGTTGCGTGCGGCGATCGCCGAGCCCGCGAGCGCCGCCGGCGTAACCGTCGAGCCCGAGCTGATCGAGCGGCTCGTGGCCGATGCGGCCTCCGAGCCCGGCATCCTGCCGCTCTTGCAGGAGACCCTGGTGCAGCTGTGGGACGCGCGCACCGACCAGACGCTGACGCTGGCCGGCTACGAGGCACTCGGCGATAACCAGCGCAGCGGACTCGCCGTTGCGTTGGCGCGTCGAGCCGACGCGACTCTGCGGCGGTTCAACGCCGCACAGACCGACATTGCTCGGCGGATCTTGCTCCGCCTGATCAGCTTTGGCGACGGCCGTTCGGACACCAGGCGGCAGCAACCGCGCGCGCAGCTGCGCGCGGCCGGCGAGGATGCGGCGGACTTCGAGTTCGTGCTGCGGACGATGGTCGACCATCGCTTGCTCACCGTCGACGAGGATGTCGATGGTGAGCCGCGGGTCGATCTCGCGCACGAGATCATGATCTCGGCTTGGCCGGCGCTGGCCGGCTGGATCCGGAGCCACCGGGTGGACGAACAACGGCGCCGCCGGCTCGAGGCTGCTGCCGCCGAGTGGGTCGAGCACGGGCGCACGGCGCGAGGTCTGCTCGATCCGATCGAGCTGGCGGACGCTGCACAGTGGCAGCAGACGGAGTCGGCGGTCCAGCTCGGGCGAAGTGCGGAAGCCATGGCACTCATCGCCGCGAGTCGGACCGCACAGAACAAGCAGCGCACGCGCAGGTACCTCGTCGTGGGTGTCGTGGGTGCACTCGGTTTGGTTGCCGCCGTTGTTGCTGCGGTGGCCGTTACGGAGCGTGGTCAGACAAACGAAGCGCGGCGCCTGGAGAACGAAGCTCGCCGCTTGGCGGACAGGAATCAGGAACTCGTCGCACAGTCGTACGCGGAAACGGGCCGACAGCTCCTCCTCGATCACCGCTATCAGGAAGCGGTTCCGTATCTCCTGGCAGCTCGTCGAATCGGCGAGGACCGCGCGCCGCTTCGCATGATGTTCTGGGAGACCAAGCGGCACGTGTTACATGTCGCGGCCCTCGAGCACCAGAACATGGTAGTGAGCGCCGCGTTCAGCCCCGACGGCACACGCGTGGCCACCGCGAGCTTGGACAAGACCGCGCGGGTGTGGGACGCGGCGACTGGCAGGCCGCTCACCCGTCCCCTCGAGCATCAGGCAGAGGTGTGGAGCGCCACGTTCAGCCCCGACGGCACCCGCGTGGTCACCGCGAGCTTGGACAAGACCGCGCGGGTATGGGACGCGGCGACCGGCGAGCCGCTCACCCGTCCCCTCGAGCATCAGGACAAAGTGGACAGCGCCGCGTTCAGCCCCGACGGCACGCGCGTGGTCACCGCGAGCGATGACAAGACCGCACGGGTGTGGGACGCGGCGACCGGCGAGCCACTCACCCGCCCCCTCGAGCATCAGGACGAGGTGTGGAGGGCTGCGTTCAGCCCCGACGGCACCCGCGTGGTCACCGCGAGCAAAGACAAGACCGCGCGGGTGTGGAACGCGGCGACCGGCAAGCCGCTGACCAGCCCCCTCGAGCATCAGCATTGGGTACGGAGCGCCGCGTTCAGCCCCGACGGCACCCGCGTGGTCACCGCGAGCTGGGACAAGACCGCGCGGGTGTGGGACGCGGCGACTGGCAAGCCGCTGACCAGCCCACTCGAGCATCAGGGCCAGGTGCTGAGCGCTGTGTTCAGCCCCGACGGCACCCGCGTGGTCACCGCGAGCGTGGACAAGACCGCGCAAGTATGGGACGCGGCAACCGGCAGGCCGCTCACCAGCCCCCTCAAGCATCAGGGCCAGGTGCTGAGCGCTGCGTTCAGCCCCGACGGCACCCGCGTGGTCACCGCGAGCGTGGACAAGACCGCGCAAGTATGGGACGCGGCAACCGGCAGGCCGCTCACCAGGCCCCTCGAGCATCAGGACCTGGTGTGGAGCGCTGCGTTCAGTCCCGACGGCACCCGCGTGGTCACCGCGAGCGATGACAAGACCGCGCGGGTATGGGATGCGGTGACCGGCAAGCCGCTCACCAGTCCCCTCGAGCATCAGGCTCAGGTGGTGAGCGCCACGTTCAGCCCCGAGGGCACCCGCGTGGTCACCGCGAGCGGGGACAAGACCGCGCGGGTATGGGACGCGGCAACCGGCAAGCCACTCACCAGCCCCCTTGAGCATCAGGCTCTGGTGATAAGCGCCGCGTTCAGCACCGACGGCACCCGCGTGATCACCGCGAGCTGGGACAAGACCGCGCGGGTGTGGGACGTCCGGCCGGACACAGGAACGCTCGACGACTGGGCGCGCGTCGCCGAGCGCAGCCCGTTTGTGCTCAACGAACACGGCGTGCTCGTGCGTCGCTCCGAGCTACGCGCGGACGTCGCCCCCTCGACGGTGACGCAGCGGCTGGCGGCTCCGCCGAAGTAGCACCGCGCAGGCGCCGTCCTGGCTCGGTTGACGTAACTGCCAGATCTGCGACGCGACTTTCGCCGGCTGGGCGGCCCGCCGGCGAATCGGCTACGCAATCCAATCTCGAGTGCAGAACGCGCCCTGATCTTCGGGGTTCGTCCTGGATCGTGTGAGAGCGCTCCACCGCCGAGCCAGACCTCGCCAGTGCCCGTACACGCCCTTCGGCTCCGATCGTGAGTGGGCAACGACGACCGATGGGCGACACCGCTCATCGGACCACCGATGTGGTTGTCGATGAACTTGTCTTTCATAGCAACATCTGGCCTTGACACACCGAGGTGTACCTGATCTGCTGTCGTCCCTATCGCGAGGACAGCATGAGCAATTTCCAGCATGAGATGAACCAAGTCGTCGACGGGTTCGTGGCGCAGGTCACCGAGCTTGCCCGCCGCGCCGCATTCAATACGCTCGAGGCGACGTTTGTCAGCCATGGTGCGGGACGCGCGCCGACGGTCGCGCCGTCCCGCGGTGCCGCCTCTGTGGGCCGCCCGCGTGGCGGTCGTGGTGCCAAGCGTCGTCCGGAGGACCTCGAGGCGCTGTCGAACCAGTTCGCGGCGTTCGTCAAGTCCCACCCAGGGCTGCGCATCGAGCAGATCAACAAGGAGCTCGGGACAACGACGAAAACCCTCGCGCTGCCGATCCGCAAGCTGATCGCCGAGGGGCTGATCAGCGCGAAGGGCAACAAGCGGTCGACGGCGTACTTTCCGGGAAGAAAGGCGAAAGGCTAATCAGGATACGCCGCCGAGCTATGTGCCTCGGCGCTGTTGACGGCCCCCGCGGGCGCGGTCGCTGCGCTGTTTGGCACGGCTGCGTCGGGCGCGCCGCCTCGAGCCCAGGGAACCCATCGTGGTCCGGGCGGCCTGCGAGATATGCGATCGCACTTCCTTCCAGCTGGCGAGGATCTGTGTGAGTCCAGTTTCCCAATCGGGGGCTTGGGCGAGAGCGATCAGTGAGCGTACATGCGTCCGGACGCGGGACAGGTTCACGCCGGGGTGCAACGTGAGCAGCGTGACGGCGTCGTTGACGTCGCCAGCCCGCCCGGCGATGGCCTGGAATATGAGCAGGTCCTCGACCTGTGCTATCGGGACTGAAACCTGGCCGAACCGGATCCTGGCCCGCCTTGCGAGCGCTTCCCACTCGACGTTGGTGAAGGCCAGCGACAAGTCGAGATCGACTCCCGTCGGGCGATGGCGGGCCGGGATGACGAAATGCCTGGCTGCGAAGGCTTCTGCCTTACTCGCTCGCGGAACGAAACCGTGTCGCCGAAGGCGATCGAGCAGCGACCGAACTGCGATGCCGTCTCCCCACAGCACCCCGTCGATGTCGGTGGTCAAGCGATGAACACCGTGGGCGATCGCCGCGATGCCGCCGATCACCATCCACGGCGACTCCACGTCGGCAAGCGCATCGCCAAGTGCAGCGAGCGCTTGCTCCATCCGCGAAGGGTTACGAGCGCGCGGTGCGGGCACGTCGTTGGATGCGGGCCCAGCGGCGCCGCACCTCCTGTATGGATCGCTCCATGACCGGGTCACGCGGAGCCGGCCAGCGGCCCATGGCTTCCAGGGCAGACAACGCCGACAGCGCCTGAGCGATAGCGCGGGCGGGGCGGGGCCCCTCAGCCGCCTGCAGCGCGCGCTGAACGCGCGCTGAGGCTCGTTGGCCGGCTAACCATCGCCGTATGGCGCGCTTGGGGGAGGACATAGACACGTGGTGGGAAGGCCAAGGAACTTACGCGAACGAGGGACCCAGAGGAAGCAACTCATAGCACGGTCGCTCGGTCGCAGGACCTCACAGCATGTGGGACCGAGCGGCGAGCAGGTGGACGGCGTAGCAGCCGGAGACGACGAGGATGGTCAGTGCGAGCAGCGCGCTGTGCAGCATGTCTCGGGCGCGGCGGCGTTCCAAGGAATCAATCTGGCGCGGTGCCGGGGCGGGCACGCTCGGCGCCGGCGCCGCTGGCTGCTGAGGGGTTAGTTTCCCGGGGACCCGATACGCATCGGCAGAGAACACGTACCAGATCGGAGCCTCACTTCGCGGGCCGGAAACGAATCGCCCACACTGTCCCGAGCCAGCATCGTGCGTGCGCGCTGAACTTCGGGCGCCCGTGTCGGACCCGTCGTCATCTTCGTTGCTGTCATCATCGTCCTCGCCTTCCTGCCGAGCGTGGGCGCCCGTCGCGAGAGCACACACGCATCTCGTCTTAGCTGGTGGCAAGTCGATATCTCTCTTTTTGAGATATGAGCATGATTCCATGCGGTCGTTGTTATTTCGGCGAGATGTGCACGCGATGAGAATTGGCCGGGACTCTGTCTTGGGAATCCAGCCATGCCTCGCGCGTTTGTGAAATGCGACTCGTTGAGGCGATTTAGTTCAAGGAATGGACTTGCAACGAGAGGAAATCGAATCCATGTGTCATGGCGCCAGCACGACGTTGGCCCACAAACAACGGAGATTCACAATGACAATCACCATCGTCAAGGACCTCATCGCGACCCTGCAGACCCGCAACCCCGATGCGCAGGTCTACTTCATGACTCAGCGCAAGCAGCCATTCGAGAACCATATCGCCGGTGTGGTGGGGCGCGAGGAGATGGCGGACCAAGCCTGGCGCATCGAACCGGGTATCTCTCGGGACGACGTCTTCTTGGTGACTGGCAGGCGGATCCGCCCAGGCAGCCTCAGTGCCTGGATCATCGCCGAGCATCGCCAGCTTGTGAGCGGGCACGCCGCCGACGCGACCACGAGCGAGTTCAGCGGCAAGATGGCCGAGGTACTCACCGAGATCGCCAGGCATCACCTTCGCATCGATACCCTCGAGGATGCCGGCTGGGACTCTGCGGACTTCCACGAGGTCTCTACCGCCAGTCTGCGCGACGCCCTTCAGGCGGCATACCTGGCTGGGCGTGCCGATCGCGACGTCGAGCCGAACAGCGAGAACGGCGAGCCCGCCCGGGAGCCCGCCGCCGATACCCGGGCTGACAGCAGCGCGCTGCAGCCCGGCACAGAGCCCGAGCAGCCCGACGTGGAGCCCGAGCAGCCCGGCAACGCCTAGCAATGCCGAGCGGGGCGGGCCCGGCCGAAGAACTGACCGCGCCACGGTTCTGTTCGCCGACAACGTCGAGCGATTCCTGGCCGGGCAGCCGCTGCACAACGTGTACGACGCCGCGCGCGGCTACTGATCGATTAGCGGCTCGGCGGTGTGATCACGGGCCATACTTGACGAGCACGCCGCCGTAATCTGTGCCGGGGGCGGTGAGCGGGCCGCCGCCGAAGTCGATCGTGTCGTGGTACGAGAAGGTCTCGTACACCGCGCCGGCGGCATCGACCGCGATGCCGAGGCCGCGGTCGACCCCGGGGCTGCCGGCCTGGCGCGACCACACGTGCACGCCGTCGGCGGTATACCTGGCGACGAAGGCGTCGCGGCCGCCGAACGACGCGAATGTTTCGCCGCCGAAGCTGACCTGGCCCTCGAACTCGCCACTCACTGCGATGTCCCCGTTGCGCCCGACGGCGAGCGCGTTCGGCCGGTCGACGCCTGCGCCGCCGAACGACTTGGACCACACCAGCTTGCCCGCCGACGACACCCGCGCCAGCGCGACGTCGTCCATCCCGGCCGAGGTCAGGACGTCGCCGCCGGCGAGTTGGAAGCTGCCCTGGTAGTCCACGGCCACGATGATGTCTCCCCCGGTCATCGTCGCCGCGCTCGCGCTGATCGCCGGTCCGGTGCCGGTGCTCTGGATCGCCCACATCGGCGTGCCCTGCGGTGACATGCGCACGACGAACAGCGCGGTGCTCGTGCCGGCGTCGAGCATGAAGCTGCCGAAGCTGACCTTGCCGCTGAACGTACCGACCAGGATCACGGTGTCGAGCGGATCGAAGATCACCGCGTAGCCGGCGTCATTTCCCGCGCCGCCGAACGTCTGCAGCGCCGCTAGGTTGCCCGTGTCACTGAACACGGCGTAGAACACGTCGCTACCGCCGGCGGCCGTTGGCGGAGTCGCGCCGAGCTTGAGCGTGCCCTGGAAGGTTCCGGCTACCGCGGTCAGGCCGGTGCTGCTGGTCGACGCGGAGCGCGGGAACAGCGGCCCCTGCGGCGTTGCGGCGTTGGGCTTGGTCGCGGTCAGCGGGACCTGCCAGCGCAGCACGCCCGCGTCGCTGAACGATGCCGCGGCCCCTTCGAAGTTGGTCTGGTTCGGGTCGGTTCTCGGCGGCACCGGCGGCAGGTTCCCGCCGCTGATGTTGGCGGTGCCGGCGTCGTCGTAAAGCACGCCGATCGACGCGTTGCCGGCCGGATCGATCGAGAACCCGATCGTGTCCTCGTCGCTCGCGGCGCCGTGGTGCCAGGTCGACTCGAGGGCGCCGTCGGAGGTGTAACGGGCGTACATGAGGTCGGTGCCGCCGGCCGGTATCATCATGCCGTTGCCCAGATCGAGCGTCGAGAACATGCTTGCACCGATGTAGAGCTGGTCGCCAACCACGGTCACTGCGTCGGGAAACGAGCCGAACAGGTTGCGCTGCCAGACGAAGCTGCCCGGCGCGCGCGGCGCACCGTCGGTGGGGCCGCCGTCGGAGCCCATGTTCGAGCTGACTTTGCCGCAACCGACCAGCAGGAACAGGACAAGCAGGTGCCGCATGCCCGGACGAGCCTACGATCCTGCGCGCAGGAATGCAGCACACAGATCGCCCTGGCAGATTCCCGAGAGAGGCGGATCACGCCGGCGCTTGCAGCCTCGCCACGCCTGGTCGCTCGTGTCAGTGCCTCGGGATCCCGATGAGGACAGCGAGATCTCACCGAGGCGGCCAGCGTCCTTCGTGACGAGTGCGCCAATTGCCCGACGCGATGATCGGCCTACCGCGGACCTGCTCGATTGTGAGGAGGTACGCCTGGGCCGATGTGCCATCGTCGACGCTGACGCTCACACGCCGGTAGAAGTCGGGGTGAGCTTCGAGCCGATCGAGGGCCGCAAGCGTCGGTTCGTCGACCTCGTAGACCTCACCGGCGACCATTTGGCTTCCACGGGGGACCAGACCCGGGAACGGCCCGAGGTCGTACAGCGAGAACAGCGGCTCCGTCCGCGCTTCACCCACGAGGCGCGCGCGCTCGAGGAGATGGTGGTTCCGCTCCCCGGACAACAGGGTGCCGTAGACGAACACGCGCGTCCCGGCAGCAGCGCCTCGCTCGGCCGGGCGCTCGCCTATCTCGCGCGCACTGCGCGTGGTGCCGCGCGCCTTCATTGTGCCACCTCGATCGCGGCCGCGAGCGAGCCGGTGTCGAACCCGAGTTGCCGGTAGGCGCGTCGGATCACCTGCGTGTATCGTGGCGGCGGTGCCCACAGCCCGAGGCCATCGCGGGGCTGCACGTAGACCTCGGCGCGTCGCCGGCGACCATGCTGGTCGGTGACCATCTTGGCCAGGCGCTGGTAGGAGGTCGGGCACCCCTCGTAGCGGTCGAGCGTGAAGATCTCCCTCAGCGGCAGCCGGTAGAGGAGGCCCTCAACCTGCGCCCCTCGGGAGGGCACGATGGTGGCCACTGCACCGCCCCAGCGGCGGCTGAAGCCCCCGAACGCGAGCGCGTGGTTCGGAAGGATAGCCGTCGCCTCCGCCTCGGCGCCCGCGCAACGGGCGCGCATCTGCCGGCCGTCCAGGTTAGACCCATACGCGAAATACAGTATCTGCTTCGTGACGTTCATCTCGTTCATCTCCGTGTGGTTAGGGCCACCCCGGACTCGCGGTGGCTCCGGTGTAGCGGGGGCGTTGATCAGGCGGCCACCGCGTCCTCAGGCTCCTCGTCACTCGACGTGCTCGGGGCGGCGGGTCGGTCCCGGCGTCCGCCCTTCCAGGCGGCCGATCCGGCCAGGTGCTTGGTGAGCTCCTGGCGCGTGGTCCTGAACTCGGCGCCGATCAAGCCGAGCCGCAGCAGCACGACTCGGAAGTCGTACTTGGCAGTCGCGGGGTTGAAGTCTCGGCGCTTGCTCGATGCGGTCTTCGAGCCGAGCGCGTTCGCGGCGAGCGCGAGGACCAGGTGGACGTACGCCCTCACCTCGTTGGGGTTCACCGAGCCGTTGAAGTACCGGAACTCGATCGTCGAGCGATAGAAGAGGCTGTTGAGGTTGAGCCCGTGGTAGCGACTTGCGTCCCGGCGATCGGGACGGTTGGTTCGGCGCCCATACCAAGCCTGGTTGAGCTGCGCCATCGTGGTGGGTTTGCGTGTGGCAAGCCGCCGCATGAACTCCGCGTTGATCGGCTTGCAATACTGGCCCAGTCGTCGGTCGGTGATGCGGAGTGCATGTTCCAGCAGGCGCTCCTGCTTGTGGACGAAGTTGACCAGGTTGAGCAGCGCCTGGACGTTGAACAAGCTCCCGTCGACATGGACATGGATGCCTGTTGAGTAGTCCGCGCGGGCCCCCGCAAGCTGCACCGCCCGCACGACGGCGTGGAGGATGTCGAGGTCTTCGTAGGCAAGAATCGGGGACACGATCTCTCCGCCGTTGCTGTAGCTGCTGAGTGAGCCATCGGGCTCCACCTTCCAGGTGCGTCCGCGTGCGTCCGTAACGCTCCAGTTCTCTCCCCAGCCCGATACTGTCCCTCCGACCACCGACTGAATTGCTCGCGCGAGCAGCTCCTTGCTCAGGCCCACGGTCTCGATCTCGATCCCGAACTGGAGAGTCTTCATCGTAGCGGTCATCGTCCTCATTCCTTCCGGGCCTTGCGCCCGTCGCGAGGACACACATGCGATTGGTCGCGCTCAGTAGCAAGTCGAATTCGACTGACTTCGATCGATTCTCGTCGACCTTGGAATTGCAGTTCTTGTTACGCCAACATGCGCAGTCGAGCCACGACGGATCTCATGCAGATCGTTCGTGTGTTGTGTTCACGAGCGAGAGCTCGACGGAGACGTCGACTCGCACAAGAACAGCGACGGGCTGCTGGTCGGCGCTCATCGGGACGGCTCCCGCTCAGCGTGCGACGACAGGCGCAATGACCGCTGCAGGTCCTCGCTGCGACCGGTAGAGCAACGCGGGCGTCGACGCCGGCGATCGTCCGTCGTGCGCTTCGGTGCGGCCAATCGGCCCCGCTACCGGGGAGCCGTCGCCGCGTCGTCGCGCGGAGCTGCACGCAAGGTGCGAAGGGTCTCGGCGACTCCGGCCTGACACGCGGCGCGCAGCACGATCCCGAGCGCCGTGGCAATGGTCTCGGGCAGCCCCAGGGCGTCCGTCTGCGCATCGAGGGCATCGATCGGGAGGTGCTCGCGAGCCAGCTGGATAAGCACCGCCTTCAGGCCCGCCTCGTCCGCCCCCGCCACGCCACGTGCCGCGTTCGGAGGCTGCGCCAACGCTTGCAGGGCCGCCGCGATCGGTTCCAGCGTCTTGTTCAGGCGCGCCAGCTCGTCGGCGACCTTGGGCATCGTCACGTCGAAGAACTGCTGTCCCATGCGGGTCTGAAAAAAAGCCGGTCCGCTCACGACGTCACCTGGGTGAGCAGTTCGTCGATGGCGTGGCGCTGCTCCTGGAGGGCGCCGCGGATCGCCGCGCGGTTGTCGTCCGTCGCGCGCGAAGTCACGAGCGCGGCAAGGTTGTGGTGGCGGCCGAAGGACTTCCCGAGCGCGCCCACCGGATCTTCGAGCTTCCTTCCCGGCTTGGTGAGCCCCCAGAACACCCAGCCGTTCTGGGTCTTGTTCTTGAGGTCGAGGTCCTTCGCAGCGGCCATCGCTGCCCCGGACAGCGAGGTGAAGTCTTGGCCCTTGTACCGGATGCCGTTCTCGACGACCTTGCACTCGCAGCGGACCTGGCCGTGGCGGTCCCGCTTCTTGATGACGGTCCCGACCGGCGGCAGGCGTGCCTCCGGCGCCGCGCCCTGGCTCGCGCCCTCGGCGCTCGGCGCGGCGTGCGCCGCGGTACCGCGCGCCTTCTTGCTCTTGGGCTGGCCCTTCTTCGACTCGATCTTCTTCGTCTGCTTCTTCGACATGGTCATTCCTTCTCTCGTGACCTCACCCCGGGCTCGGTGAGAGGTGCGCTGGTCGGCGATCGCCCGCGGATCGTCGCTTTTCTTGAAAGGTCGTTGCTCGGTGAATGGATTCGCTAGATCAGTTGATGCTGAATCATCAAGTTGTTGAGGAACTCGTCGGCGAGCGTCGCCTCGTGGTCGCCGGCGAGCTCGACGGCGACCTGGCCGCCGTCGGCGTCTGGCGCGATCGTCCAGTGCACCTCGAGCTGATGGCTCAGGCGCTCCATGTGGGCCGCGAGCTCATAGATCACGGCCGCCACCTGTCGATGCTCGGCGTCCGGGCCCACGGGGCTGGTTGGCGAGATTCGCAGCGTCGGGCCCCTCGTGGTGTGCAGCAGAGCCCCCCGGTACCGGGGAGCTTCGTGGCGCAGGTCGGAACGGTTCGTCGCCCTGACGCGAGTGCTACGCTGCTCATCGTCCGCGAGGAGACCAACGTCGGCGAGCAGTGCCTCGCCGCGCAGCTCTGCCACCACTTCCGCTTCCACGCCCTTGCCCGCTTCCGCGATGGCCTCCCAGGTCTGCCGATTGCATTCGTTGAACGTGGCGTAGTCGATCTCGCCCGCGCGCCACGATTCCCGGTTGTGCTGGAATCGGGCCACAAATCGTTCTGTCATGGTCGACATCTTCGTTACTCCGCAGCGCCGTCACCGGCGTTGTCGAGGACATCCATTGCGTCTTCATGGCTCGAATAGCAAGTCGAATGTCTTCGATTTCATGCACTTGTCAATTGCGGCCATGATTCGCGCCGTTGTGCGATTGCCTCGAGATCGTTCTCGGTAGAACATCGCTCTGTGCCTGCCAGGCCCGACCGTTCTTCCTCGAGCTTCCCCACCGCTGAGGAGCGCACCGAGCTCCGCGAACGGGTCAGCCTGTTCGTACGACGTCGCCGTGAACAGCTCGGTCTCCGTCCGATCGACATGAGCCGCGCCATGGGCTACCGGTCGGCGAACTCGATTGTCAACGTCGAGGCGGGGATCGAGGGAATCCCGGCGAAGCGGGCGTACGCATGGGCGGACCTCCTGGAAGTCCCCCGGGACGCGTTCTTCCAGTTCATCACCGGACAGGTCCCGAAGCTCGACACATCGAGCATCGGCGCAACCGCGGGAACACCAGCTGCGCTCGAGTCCGACGAGAGGGAGCTCCTCGCGAGCTACCGTCGGTTGACACCGGCCGCCCGGGCGCAGGTGCGCGAACTGGCTGCCAAGCTCACCGAAGCACCGCGGCGCCGGCGGCGGCACTGACATCGGCGAGCACACCCGTCAGGCCCCGAACGGGACCGCGGGGCCTGCGGTGCCCGAGTCCGGGGCGACGTGAGTCGCGCGCTTCAGCTGGTGCACCGCTGCCTCGATCCGGATCTCGAGGATGCGATCCACACCGCGGGAATCGTGGCCGAGCGCGGCAGCGATGTCGACGAGCCCTTGCGCCCCGAGCTGCGCCTTGACGCTATCGAGTGCCGCCTGCTTGGCCTGTGCGCCCTGGTCGAGCGTGAGCTTCCCGCCGGGGCTCGCCGCCTTGAACCCGTCGACGAGCGCGTGCTGGACCTCGCGGGCGGCGGCGAACACCGAGCTGTCGATCAGCAGCAATGCGCGCGCGACGTGCTCGTGCTTCACCTTGACATCGGCGAGCTGCGCTGCCTTGACCGACAACCAGGTCAGCCCGACGAGCGACACCGGAGTGAGAAGCTCGAAGAGCCTCCATGCAAACGTAGGCGTATCCATGTCAAATCTCCTTATCCGGCGATGCCGGTGGTAGACGACGAGGGAGCAGAGGCGCCGAAGACCCGGTCGAGGACACGCGGCAGGACCGTCTGCGACCACACCGGCCCCGGGTCCTCGCGGTTGTCGGGATCGAAGTCGACGTGGCCGTAGGCGCAGACCGCGCGGCTCCAGCCGTACCGCGCGACCAGCGCGCGCAGGACCACCGCCGCCGACGCTTCCTGTGCCGCGGTGTAGGCGTCGAACAGCCCGGTGGGCGTTGTGACGACTCGGTCGAGCGAGACGGCGCACCCAGGATCGGGACGACGTTCGTAGGGCGGCGCGCTCGGGTTGAGGTAGTACGGCCAGCAGTACGCCGCATCGCCGAGCCGAAGCAGCCGGCCGGCGTTCTCGAACTCGCACCCCACGGTGACGTGGTTGATGTTCGCGAACCGGCGGCCGGCGATGAGGCCCGGCTTGCCGACGTGCCACGTCCCGACGGTGAACGGCGCGCTCTGGTAGATTGCCCCATCCTTGGCGATAACGAGGTGCCACGACGCCGGTCGATCCACGCCTTGGCGAAACGTCTGAATGCGGCGCGCAAGGCCCTCGGCGTAGCCCGGCCCGCCAACGCCGTCGGTGTAGTGCCAGACGATGCCGAGCGGGATCGGCGTCGCTAGCTCGTAGGTGCGCACCGTCGGGAATTGCTTTCCTACGGGGTCCCCTGCGGCGCTGATCAGCCATCCCTTGTCGTCGACGATCATCGTAGTTAGCTCCACTGCGTGAAAGGTGGATCTGCCTGCGCGCAGCGCGCGATTGCGCGCCGGAGGTTAGAGTTGCGCCTGTCGGTTCGAGATGCTGATGTGAACGGCGTCTGGCCAGCCGTCAAAGGTACTGGTTTGCGCCTCATAGTTGTTCAGTCGGAAGTAGGTGGGAGCGAAGTCGAATTTTGCCGCGGGAGTCGACACTACATCCTTCTCCCACAGCGCACCATTCCATCGAGCGTTGATAGTCACTTCAAGAGCAGAAGATTCTGCATAGATTCTATACTTGTGGGAGCCGATTCCGCCGGCGATTTCCCAAAGCAGGCGGCGTGACCCAGCTGCACGCGTGGTGGCGAGAACTGGTGTCGTTTCATCTGCAATTCCATTGAACGTCTGCGTCTGCGAGAACACGTTCGGCGCGTTCGTGTGCACCGCGCTCGCGTTCAGCGCATCGAGCTGCGACCGCACCGACCCCTGCGGCAGCGTTCCGGACGTCGCGGCGCCGATCCGCGCGGCACCGTCGGCATTCGCGGTCTGGTCGGCGAGGTCGGTGATGATCTTGCCGAGCGCTACGAGCAGCGACACGCCAGCGGGGTTGGCGAGGCCATCGAGCCAGTTCGGACGCGCGCCGGCACCGATTCGTTCCGCGCCCGCGTCGGCAACCAGGTCTTTGACGACCTTGTCGAGCTGCGCCTGTGCCGTGGTCGCGGGGTTGGCGGTTCCGTCCTTCCAGGCGCTGCCCCCGGCGTACGCGATCGCGCTGGCCGGGTGCGCACCGGCCGCGGCGGCCATATGGCCATTCAGCAGGCCGAGGAGCGCGTCGAGCTGCGACTTGACGCTGCCCGCGGCAAGCCTGCCTGGGGCCCCGTCCGTCGCCGCCGCCCCGATCTTCCCCGCGCCGCCGGCCGCCGCGAGGTCCGCGAGGATCTTGTCGATCTGCGCCTCGACGCTGGTCGCCGGGTTCTGCGTACCGTCGGCCCAGGCGTTGTTGCCGCCGGCGTAGTCGATCGCGGCAGCGGGGTGCCGGTCCGCGGTGCCTCCGACGTGCGCGTTGTAGAACGCCAGCAGGTCCGCGAGCGCCTCGGTGGTTCGGCCACGGCGCAGCGAGCGTGGCGCGCCGGCGAGGACAAAGGCATCCTGCCGACGCGCGATCGAGATCGCGTCGCCAGCGATCTGAGCCTGCCCGAACCGGCGCGTGACGTCGGCCAGCAGGATCGCATCGGGGCGCAACGCTGGCGGGACCGCGGTGCCTGCGTCCGCCTCGGCGCCCTGGACGACCGAGAACTTGAAGCTCTCATCGCGTCGGAAGAACACCGTCTGGGATAGCCCGTCGATCCGAGGATCCGACAACGCTCGGTCGAACCGCACGAAGACCGAGACGACCTTCTCCTTGCCCGCGGCCGACACGTCGGTCGCGACGGCGTTGTCGTCTTGGGCGACGTTGACGTTCTGGAGCGCCGAAAAGAAGATCCGCTGGCCCAGCTGATCGAGCACGCAACCAGGCCCGGAGACGTCGACAGTGAGGTTCGGCACCGGCGCGTGGGGCGAGACCACCGCGTTGGCCAGCACCCCGGTGAAGCCGAGATCGGCGGCGAGGTTGTGGTCGGCGTCCTCGAGGTCGTCGAAGGCGGAGTCGAGCTCGGCTTCCGTGACTCGCTGGCGGAAGTAGAATGACTTTCTGTTCGACATGTTAGCCTCGCAGGAGGTCGCCGCGGGCGTGATGCTCTTGCATGTGGCATCGCCGGCATAGAAGTTCGAGGTTCTTGGGATCGAGAAGCAGTTGCCTATCGCGCCCCGGATCTACGATGTGATGAACTACGATATTGTTATGAGTGCGCTCCTCGCCACATCGGGCACATCTCACACCGGAAGCATGCAGAATGGCGTTCCGCACCGGGGTGTAGCCAGCACGTTGCCGCCATGCGTTCTCGGGTGATGTCGCTTTCGACGGATCCAACCGCCGCGCGACGCCCCAGCATGGTAGCGAACAATACCGACCACCTCCGCGCGCCACCAAGCGAAACGCCACCCCGAAGGGACGGATGCACCACTGGCAAACGCACATCACAATTGTTCCGCCGTTCGTAGGCTCGTTGTGCCAATCCCTCGCCTTCTTCCAGGCTTGAAAGCACTCTCTTGAACAAAGTGAGTGTCTCCGCGGGCTGCCATTGAAGTACGACCGACCGCACTGCTCGCATTGCGCGTTCGGAGACGCGTTCTCTCTACGCCACCGCCTGTAGCAAGCGCTGCACATGCCGCGCGAGAGGGCCCGCGTCTCTCGATGACATTCCTGGCACAGCATCAGTGCAAGATCCAGCTTTCGCCGAGCTCGGACTGCCCGAGTTCGACCGGGTCGACGGTCTCGGGCGGGACCGGCTCGACCAGGCGGGCGAAGTGCGTCTGCGCGGGTTTGAGGTAGTCGACGATCTGCCGGAGCCGCTTGCGCTCCTCGGTGCCGAGCAGCCGCGGGCTCACCACCTCGAACGCCAGCGCCGCGAACCGGCTCGAAGGCCCGAGCACCCAGTCCTCGCCGAGGAGCGATTCGCCGAGGGTCAATGCCTCGCCCGCGTACGCGGTGATCTGGACCTCGAGGCCCAGGAAGAACCGCACGGCGTTGACGATCCCGGGGACGGTGCCCTTCTCGCGGTACATCGCCACCAGAACGTTCAAGAGCCGCCGCTTGTCGACCGTCGAGAGGTCGAACGCGAACGGACCGCCGAACTCGCCGAGCATGAGGTCGACGAACGGCTCACGGGCGAGGTCCGGATCCAGGATATCGGTGAAGCGATCGATGTCGACCAGGACAAGGTCGGTGACCTCTTGCAGGCACGCGAGGAAGCGCTGGAGGTCGCCGGTCTCATCTTCGCGGCGGTTGATCTCCGGGAGGAAGCGGTACAGGTCGAACACGCGGTTGGCAGGCCGCGACGGCGCGAAGCCGGTGAACACCGCGGCGCCGTCCACGGCGCCGATCAGGCCCCCGGATACATCCGCGACGCCCTCGACGTCGACGCGGTAGCTCGCGGCCGGCGTCAGCGGGATGTCGGTCACGAGATCGACCGCCGAGCTCGTCACCGGCTCGACCGCGAGGACCGCCGCTTCCACCGCGGGGGTCGACAGGCGCGTCAGCGCGTACCGCGCGGGGTTGAGCGCGTCGTCCGCTCCGGCCGCGTCGACCTGCTGGACCGCGTGGTCGAAGCTGACGCGAACGCGCGCGAGCTCGCGCGCCTGCGCGCCAACGACCCGCAGCGCACCGACCTCGGCGCGGCCCCGGTCCATGCCGGGCACCGTCATAGCGGCTGCCTCTTATCGCCGTTCAGAAGCGTGACCCGCCCGAGCACCGGGAACTCCCGCGTCCCGATCACCACATCCGCGCGCACCCCGTTGAGCAGAAAGTCCGCCGGGCCATCGCCGATCTTGCGGACGCCGACGATGTCGTGGACCACGTCGAACACGTCGGAGAGCGCGACCTCGCCAGCCGGCTGTCCATCGGCGTCCTTGACGTTCCAACCGAAGTCGACGGTGGGGTTCGGTGTGCCGTCCGGCAGGGACACGGCGAAGAAGTCCGCGAGCGCCTTGATGATGGCCGCCCGGACGACGCCGGCGTTGGCGCCCTGGCGCAGGAACACCGTGGCCTGCACGTGGACCGGCAGGTACACGGGGTCCTGGACCGCGACCTGGAACGTCAGCGTGTTGGGGAACACCACCGTCACCTGCTGCTTGACGGCGTCCTTGAGCGCCGCCGACGGAGCGCCGCCGCCGCGCGGGATCACGAACAGGATCCCGGTGTTCTCGGCGATCCCCGGGTCCTCGTTCGAGGTGAGCATGAGGGCGCGCGCGACCTGCGGAAGTCGCCGGGCATTGACCTCGTAGTCCTCGCGCGACACCGTGCGGGACAGAACACGGATCGACTCGGGGGCCAGCGCCTGGATCTGCGCGATCGTCTGCCTGTCCGTACCGCCCGACGCCGCCTGCGGGTTCGTTGCCGAGATCGACACGGGGTTCCCGTGAGCGTCGGTGAAGTTACCGTCGAGCTTGACCAGCGTGCCCGCGTTGACGTTCCCGACGGCACCGCCCCCGGTCTTGTACTTCACCGAGATGGTCCCCGACGGCATCACGCCGTTGATGCCGTTACCGAACCGGATCGTGGCCTGATCGGACTGGTCCACCAGCACGAGGAAGTGCCGATCAGTCGCGGTCGAGCCCAGGAAGTTCGCCACCTCGGCGTAGTCGCCGTTGCCGGCCGATACCTGGGCAGAGCCGTCGAGGTAGGGCGTGGCCGGCAGGATGACCTCCTGGTTCGGCAACCCGGTCGACGCGAACAGCTCATCCTCGGGCGTGGAGTGCTCAAGCGTGCCGGTCGCCATCGGCGGCGCTGTGCCCGCCGCGATGATGACGTCGCCAAGGAGCTGGAACACCACGGGATCGGTGATCGCCGCCGTCCGGACCTCGGTCCCCTGGGGCAGAACGACATCGGCAACGGGAACCACCGTGAGCGTGAAGACCTCCTCGACGGTCGCCGCGCGAGGGCCTGCCGGTCGGAAGCCCAGGAGCTTGGTCAGTGCGATCAAGTTCTTGCGCTGGGTGGCCGTCAGGAGCCGGCTCTCGCGCGCCTGGTTGTCCTGGTACACGACGAGGACGTCGAGGACGAACGCGTATAGCTCCAGCAGGATGTTGCCGAACGCGGCGACATTGAAGTCGGTCCACGCCGGGAACACCGATCGGACCAGGCTCTGCAGCCGGAGCCGCAAGCTATCGAAGTCCTTGTCGGTGTAGTCCGTTGCTCGTGCGAGTAGTCCCATCGTGCCCCGAAACGCAAGGAGCCCCGGCGGGGCTCTCCACGCCGAGGCTCGAGTTCTTCGACGACCCAGAGCCGATCTAGCGACCGGATGCACTGATACTATGGAACTTCCATAGCAACGTCAATCCTGTTTTCTACCGGAAGCTGAACGCCCACCACCTGCAGGGGTGTACGCGGCACGCCTGATGATGGGATTCGCGGCGGGCTGATCGATCGGCATCGAACGACTGCCGCGACCGAGTCACGGTGGTTCATGGCTCGGGTTCAGAGCGGCCAGGCGGGTTGCTCGGGATGCCGAAGCTTCTGAGCCGCGCGACGACGTCGGCGCGGTGCTCGTCGAGCGCGACGAGCAGATCCGCAGCGAGAGGAGCGAACCGGGCGCGAAGGCCCATGCTATCGTCGCCAGCGATGAGCGGCCCTAACGCCGCTGCAATATGACGACCACGTACGCATTCATCCACGGCGCGGGTGATGTTGGCTGGTACTGGCATCTCGTCTTGGTCGCCGCGATGGTCCCGACGCACGCAGAGTCGGCGGAAGCAGATGTTCGTCAACACCCGTGGCAGCCTGAGCCTCTCGACGACAACTCAACGCGTGCCGTCTTCTACCACGACGTCCAACCCGAGCTCGCCGATGAGGCACTCCGACGTGGCGGGTGCCGCCAATCGGAAACGCCCGGTCGGCAGCCGTGGCCGCTGCCCGCATGGCCGCAGATCCGACCCACTTCGTGCTGTGCCGCCAGGATCGATTCCTCCCGGAGGCCTGGCTGCGCCGAGTCGTCAACGAACGCCTCGGACTCGTCCCCGACGGGATCGAAAGCGGCCACTGCGCGGCGTTGAGCCGTCCTCGTGAGCTGGCGGCGTTACTCGACGCATACATCGCCGACCGCGATTCTGATCAGACGACCTTGATGGATCGCAGATAGGTCACGGCTGAGGTAGCCCGAGCCGCCCTAAACGGCCATATGCGTTAGGGAATCAGCCATCAGGACGTGCTAGGACGTTATGTCCTGTTGTGCGAACGACATTAGCGCGTATGAATAGGAGAGGTCCACGTCCGATGCCATTCTACTTCTCCGATCCGAATCACGAAGACCGGAAGTACATCGAAATGCTTGACAAGATGCTGCCGGATCTCGTGAAGTTGCACGGCGCTAACACTCTCTTCGTAGAGTTTCTCTATATCGATACCAGCAAGGACGACCTCGAGAGCGACTTCATCGAGTGTTCCGGCGGGCGATACAGCATGAAGCAGCCTTACCTCAAGCTCGTCAAGGGCGCGAAGGCGCTGGGACTGAAGGTCGTGGGGTTGACGATGCCGCTCTATACACAGGACATGAGACGCAATGTAGCCGCTGGATTTGCGTTTCGGGCTGGCGGGGCATTCGATGTCGTTGTCTCCGAGATCATCTTTCAGCATGCCCAAGACAGTAACAATTACGTGGTATTCCTCGGGGCAGGGCACTACAGGCATCTCTCCGAGCACATTCCGTCGCTCAAGCTCATCGGCGATCCAGACAAGGACGACGACCTGCAATTCACTCCGCTTGCTCTGGCGAAGGCCCGCGAATGGACCGAAGGCCTCCTGGATGAGCTGATGTGGAAGGCTGTGAAGCTGGTCGTTTCCAATGATGGGAAAGAATCACAATTACAGGTGGTCACCTATTGTCAAAGGCTACCTCTCGATTTTCCTGGGAACAAGACGACTCTGGTAATGGATTGGTTCCGTCTAAACTATCCACCGACACCGCAGCACCGATTCGATGCTATCTGGAAGAACTTCTACCGTCGCACGGGCTCCGGTAAGGTTCTGGTGTTGAAGCTCGGCTAGAAGTCCTGAACTAAAATCACCCGCGCACTGAGTTTCTTCCTCGAAGAAGCCACGAACCCGCGGAGCTTCGCCAGCCTGGATTTCCACGGGCCGTGACGGCGAGCGCGTGCCGCGGGCCGGCGTGCTGCTCGCGCTACCGGCGATTGCGCAGGCCGGGATCGTCGAGATCGCGCGCGAGGTCTACGGCTCGATCGGCCCGGCGTTCTACGGCCTGCGCACGACCATGGTGGCGCTCGTGTTCTTCGCGCTCCTGCGCATCAAGCGGCCGAGGCGCCCAAGGAGAACGCGCGGCCTGAGCTCAGACGCCTGCTTGGGCTCGATCGCGCGCCCAAGGTGAAGACCTTGCGGCGCAAGCTCGTGCGCCTAGCCGTGCTGGGGCACGCGACCGAGTTCGGCCGCCAGCGCGTCGAGCGCCGCCTCCAGCGCTTCGGTACCGGCTGCGCGTCCGTTACGCCGTCGCGCCCCGAAACCGGCTACTTTTCCCGCGGGGTAGGTCAGGAGGTCTGAATTCCGATCGACATCGACCGTATGATCGCTACGCGGCAACCGGCGATGCCCATCGATCAGGCCGCCGCGAACCTATCAACAGGCGTGCCGGGTGACAGTCAACGGACTCGTTCCTGCGAGTCGCCACCTTCGCGAATGCGAGAGCTACGCGTGCACGGTCTGCTGGATCCCGGAGAGGATGACGTTGTTGCCTGGCGTGTTCATCGAGATGACCTCGTAGCGGATCCGGATCGCCAGCACGTTCTCGCCGTCCTGGCGCAGACGACCGACCGCAACGTCGGTAACGACGATTCGCGGCTCCCACCGCTTGAGCGCGTCGACCACATACACCCGCGCGAGCTCCTGCAGCACGCTGTCGTTCTTCTGGTGCCGCAGGCGATGGAGCAGCGAGCCGAAGTCGGTCCGCCACGGCAGCTCCCCCGAGGTGCCGTCGGAGGCACCCACGGTGCCGAGGATCTGCCCCACCGCGCTGCGGATCACCTCCTCGCCGCCGGCGGCGAGGAAGTCGGCGCGGCCATCCCGTCGGAATGGCCTGACCAACCCAAAGCCAAGGAACTCCAGCATCGATCACCTCACAGGGGAATGGCGGCCCGAAGCTGCTGCAGCAGCTTCGCGGTGTCCGCGATGGGCTGCAGCGCGGCCGCCGGGTCGGATCCGAGGTCCGACAGCGTGGGTAGCGAACCGAGGTCCGCCAGCTGCCCGAGCGCGTTGAGGAGCGCGATGAAGCGGTTCACCGGCGCCAGGGACTCGGAGAGGCTCTGCAACTGCGCGTCGACGTGGTGCCGTGAGCAGTCCGCGACCGCCTGGAGCTGGGCGTTGCCCAGCGACGCCGCGCGCTCCGCTGCCCGCTGGATGCGAACCTGCTGGCCGATGAGCGCGCGTAGCTGGACGACCAGCCCATCCAGGAACGCGAGCAGCGTGTCGATCAGACCCACGACCAACAGCGGCACGGAGAGCTGCGGGACCAGCGGCGCGAGCTTTCGCGCCTTCTTCCCGAGTTCGGGCAACGCGTCGGTGATCTTGCCCGGGTTGAGGTGAGAGATCGCATCCGGGATCGCCTTGACGGCCTCGACCAGCGCCAGCCCCACATCGACGAGGTCGAACACCGGAGCGAGCGGAGCGAGCGCCGCGTTGGCCTGTGCCAGGAGCTGCTTAGCGAGCCGCATCGGGTCGACCGGACCGAGATCCGGGAGCTCGGGGTCGAGCGAAGCGCCGCCGGGAACGATCACGCTCAGCCGCCGCGGGGTGACGGTGAGCTCGACGCACAGGGTCTCGAGGTCGGGAAGCGGCATGGGTCATGTCCTCAGATCGCGCCGCCGATGGGCAGCACCAGGCGGCCGTTGATCACCACGGTCGTCCCCTCGATGCTGACGAGGCCGTCGGCCTGGAGCCGGAGCGCCGAGGTCGCCTTGATGGTGATGCCCATCGCCACGCCATCGAACTCGATCTGGTCGCCCGAGATCTTGTCCGCGATGCGCAGCCCCTCTTGACCGTCGCGATCGTCGAACACGAGCACGAACCGGCGGGTCTCGAAAGCGCGGACCTTCGGCGCATTGCCGCTCGACAGGGCGCGCGCCGGCGACGGGACCTCGCTTGCCCCGCCCGGCTTGCCCCAGTGACCACTGAGGTAATACGGGTGGTCGACGTCGCCCTGGTGGAACAGGATGCCCACCTCGGCGCCGACCTCGGGTACCGCGAAGAAGCCGCGGCCCTCGCTGCCCCCGCCGACCGTGCCGAGCGGGAACGCCCAGGTGCTCGCCGGCTCAATCAGCCCCGGGATGCGAACCCGCACACGTCCGAGCTGCTCGGGGTCAGCGCGGTCGACCACCTGGCCGATGTAGAGCCCCTGGTACCGCAGTTCGTGGCCCTCGAAGTCGAACGCCATCATGACTCTCCGGCGGCCGATCGGCCGTGGCTGGGTCGGTATTCGATGTGGGTCCGGCCCGTCTCCGGATCGACCACCTCGACCGGCCTGAGCGCGTGGGGGTCGTTGTCCGCGGCGCTGCCGCGGTTCGGCTTGCCCTTCGACGGTGGCCCGCCGAGCTCGCTGTGGCCGTCGCGCAGGCACTTGAGCTCGACCGTGTAGTTGGAGCCGTCGAGCTTGTGCCTGGCCTCCCGAAGGTAGAACCTGCCCGACAGCCGCTGGCTGATGCCCTGGATCTCGACCACCGTCTTGGCGAGGAGGCCGGGATCTCCGATCACCGTGGTCGACAGCTCGACGGTCAGGTGCTGCGTCTGCCGGTAACGCGCATCGGCTTCGCGTTTCGCCGCGGCAGAGGTCGGCTGGGCGGTCGGGCGGAGGTCCTCGGAGGTGTTGCGCCGCTCGAGCCGGGTCTTTCCCGTCTCGGGGTCGACGATCTCGATGACAGGCGCGAGGCTGTCGCGCTGGGTCGTTGCGTTCGACCCGCGCTCGTTGATGTCGCTCTTCTTGATCGGGTCGCGGCCGCGGACGCTGAACGCCCCCGGCTTGGCCGTGACGTCGTTGTCGATGTTGATGGCGAGGACCTCGCCAACCTCGGGCGGTGTGAACCAGCGCAGGATCCGGCACGGTCGCTGACCGAGTCGGCGCTTGTGGAAGTGCAGCCCGTCGACGTCGACGTAGAACTCGAAGCCCTCCCGAGTGGCGAGCCGGCGGATCAGCTGCGCGTCGGTCAGCCGCGCCTGCGTGATGATGGACAGGACGTGCTGCGTGTCCTCGATGTCCTGGCGGGTCGGACCGTAGCCGTTCTCCTGGGCGATCTTCCGCACCACGCCGGACCGGCTCAGGTTCTCGAACGTCCTGCAGCGCGCGACCTTGTTCATCAGGACCGCGGTCGAGTGCGCCTCGATGGCGAGAACCTGGAACCCCGTCACCTTCTGGATGACGACTTGTCGCGTCGGGGTCATGTTCCCCGGGTAGCCCCACGACACCTCCAGCAGGTTGCCCTTCTTCCAGACCGGATCGTCGAAGTTCGCCAGGTCCCAGTTGTCGACGGAGAGCACCAGCTTGTCGGCCTGGTGCTCGGAGTCCTCGTAGACCAGCGACAGGACCTTGTCGGACAGGTCAACGCGTCGCGCGGTCTGCCCCTCGGGCACGACCGTCACGAAGATCACCGGATCGGTGCGCGGCTGCACGATCATGCGGTCTCCTGCCTGCGCGCTTCCGAGAAGATCTCCTCGGTGATCACGCGCACTGACGGGATGAACAGGAGCCGACCCAGGTCGAGCGCGAGGGTCGGATCGTGGATCGGCTCGGGCTGAAAGTCCGCGATGACCCACCACAGGCCGGCCGGGCGTGGCAGCGGAGCGAAGTAGCGGCCGGCGAGCGTGAACAACGTGTCTCCCTGCTGGACGACGTGCTGGCGGGTATCGGCGAGCGCGCGGAATCGGTACGGCTCGCGCTCGGTGAGAAGGAGCCGGTCAGCGTCGTCGAGGACAGCGGCGCTGAACGTGAAGCGAGAGAACCGGCGCGGTGGCATCACGGGCCTCCGGCGCCGGCGCCCGAGCGCTGCGTCCCGCTGGCGAGCACGTCCTCGGAGAGCAGGCGCACGTCGCGGATCTCCTCGAGCCCGACCTTCACCGTGAACTGGATGGGCGTGCCGGCGAGGTTGAAGCGGCTGTACTTGAAGTTCAGCGACGTGATCACGCAGGTCAGACTGACGAGCGTCGGCCACACGAACAGCGCCCGCGGCGGGCCCCCGCTCGCGACGTCGGCGGCGCCGCGGCGCGGGTAGCACAGGCTCTGCAGGAATCGCCGCGCGGCGAGCAGCTGGTCGAGGTCGGCCGTCGGGTCCTGTGCCTCGAAGTTGAGCTCGAACGTGAACTTGACGTTGCCGGTGTTCGTGTACTGCAGCGGCTGGTGCGAGAGGCCGGGCACGGTCAGGTGCGCCCAGGTGACCTCCAGCGCCTCCTCGAGCTCGGTCGGGTTGAACTGCGCCTCCACCGAGTCGCCTGTCGCGACGTTGGCGATCGACATCCGAGCGGGGACTTGGCCGGCGACATCGAGCGCCATGGCTAGCCGCCCACCGGGACTGGCACGAATGATCGCGCCATCGAGCTGCGGTTGGCCCGCGCGGTTGCGCGCGCGAGGGTCTCGCCATCCACATTCAGGGTCACGTGTGCGTGAACCGGGCGCTCGTCGGCGAGCTGGATGCCGCGCGCCACGATGGCGTCGATCTCCGCATCACTGATCTGCCCGCGCGCGCGAACCTCCGCGGCCGCCGGCGAGGCCATGCCCGTTGCGGCGGCGCCGATCGTCGTTCCCGGCAGGACGCCGACCACCGGCGAGGCCGTTCCCACAGAGGTGCCACCCGACGCCAGCGTCACCGCGGCCGGCGCGATGGCCTTGGCCGCGCGCTCGGCGATGCGGGCCTGGGCCGCTTCGCCGGCCTCGACGATCGAGTCCAGGAACGCGGGCCGGAACCGCGCCGGGATCTTGGCGACCACACGCCCCACGAAGGCGAGGAGATGATCGAGCGCGCTGCGGATCCCATCCACCATGCTATCGAAGGCGCCCGTCACGGGGCTGAGGATCGACTTGACCGCGCCAACCACGGACTTGGCGGCGTGCGGGAGGTCTTCGCTAAAGAACAGATAGACCTTGGCAGCAGTCTCTCCGAGGAAGGTTCCGAGGGACCGGAACGTCTGGATTACCGCCCTGACGATCGCGACGACGGTCTGCAGCGCGAGCGCCACCACACCGATGGCGTCTGCCACGGTGGCCCCAAGCAAGCCCGCGACGAAGCCGAGCGCCTGCCCGAGATCGCTCCAGACCGAGCCGCCCTCGCGTGCACGGTCGTTGACGCCGGTGATGTCGGAGATGAGGCTCCGGATCTCGTCGGCCACGAATGCGATGGCATGGCCGGCGAACTCGAACGAGGGTCGGAACCATTCGATCGCGGTGCGGATCCCATTGATGATTCCGGCACCGACCCGGATGATGATCGTGAGCGCGTCCACGAGCACAGTGACGATCCGGGCAAGGGTCTCGCCCAGCGACGCGCCGGCGCGCGCGTAGCGGTCCGATCCGATGCCCGCGAGCGCATCGGCGCTGGCGCTGCCGATCACACCGAACGCGTCACCGAGTTCGCGCAGGGCCCCGACGAATGCCTCGAACACCGGCTGAGCTCCCTCGATGCCCGCCCGGAAGCCATCCGCGACGCCCTCGAAGAAGCGCTGGATCCGGTAGACGATCTGGTACACGCGGATCGCGAACTGCTTGACGCCGGCGTTCTCGGCCCGGTTGAGCTCGTCACGCACCGCCCCCGAGAACCCGCCTTCCTGAAACAGCTGCGCGAGCCCGCGGAACAGGAGCTTGATCCGCTCCCACAAGGTCACGAAGAACGTCCCAAGGCCGCCGACGTCCCGCCGCGCTGCGATCGCGAACCCCGCGATCACCAGCGCCAGGAGCGTGAAGATGGCGATCGCCGGCAGCAAGCCGGCCACGATCCCGCCGAGCGTGATGCCCAGGATCTTGAGCGCGATCAGCACCAGCGCGATCGCTGCCTTGGCGGCGATCACGGCGCCGATGAGGGCGACGATCGAGCCCACTACCAGCACTACCCTCGCAAGGAACAGCTTCACCGGCTCCGGGATCGCCGCGATGAACTGGTTCACAGCGACGAACGCTCGGCGCAAGACCGAGAGGATCCCCTTGAACACCTCCGTGAACGGCTCCCCGAGAAGCTGGAGGAAGGTCTGGGCCGAGGCAACGAGCCCCTTCTTCTGCCCTTCGAAGGTGTCGAGCAAGCGCTCCTTCATCTGTGTGGCGGTCCCGGCGGCGCCGGCCATCTGCGTGCGCAGCTCCTGGATCGCCGCGGTGCCGGTCACGAGCCGGCCCGCGGAGTCGCGGACGCCGTTGGATAGGGCCTGCATGATGGCGGTGAGCCCGCCGCCCGCGCGGGCCGAGAAGATGGAAGCCAGCGCATGTTCGCGCTCGGCCTCGCTCATCTTCGCGGTCCGCGCCCCAAGCGCAGACAGGATCTCGATGAGCGGCTTCATCTTCCCCGAGCTGTCCGCGACCTGGACGCCGATCGCCGCCAGCTCCTTGCGGGTATGGTCGCTGGCGAGCTGGTTGAAGGCCAGGTTGACGCTGCGCGCGGCCTGCTCGACCGAGGGGAGCACCGACTTGGTCAGGCCCAGCGCGATCAACGTGTCGTCGAGGCTCGCGCCGGTCAGCGAGGCGCCGGTCGCGACCCCGCGAAGCACTGGCTCGAGCTCGGTGGCCCGGATGCCGAACAGACGCATCATCAACGCGAGCTTGTCGACCAGGGGCGCCGCGGCCTCGGCACCGAGCCGGAACTCCCCCAGGGTGTCGTTGACGAGGCCGGCTGCCTGCGCGCGAGAGATCTGCCCGAAGCCGATCGCGACCAGGTTCAGCGTCGGCACCAGCGCCTGGATGGCGTCGTCGGTGCCGTAGCCTTCCTGGACGAGCTCGCGCAGCGTCTCGGCGGTGCCGGCGGCCGACGTGCCGATGCCCTTCAGTGCGACGTCGAGCGCCGCCGTGCGCAGCCGCTCCAGCCCAGCTGCGCTCGCGCCCGCCAAAGCACCGGCCTGGTGGAGCATCTCGAGGAACTGGTCGCCCTGTTCGGCGAGGGCGAACGCACCGCCCACCACCGCGGTGCCGGCGGCGAAGATCGCCATGCCCTTGCCGAACTCGGCAAAGCTCGACTTGGACGCGCGCGTCAGCTCCTCGGAGCCGTGGATCAGGTCGCCGAAGCTGCCACCGATTCGCGCGACGACGGCCGTGACCTCGTCCTTCGCGGTGAACACGAACCCCAAACCCAATTGATTCAATGACATAGATCATCGACTCCGGCCGCGGCGCGCCGCTGCTTCGATCTCTCGCGCCTCCTTCACGCGCTGCTCGCCGAGCCGCTCCAGCAGCCAGCGGATGCGATCCAGATCGAGATCCATCACGTCCGCCAGGGTGAGCTGCAGCCCGCTGCCACCGTGCTGGTGGTAGAGCAGCCCGAAGATGCCCTCCCAGAGCTCATCGGGAGCGATGACCGGGAAGACGCCATCTACAGCGCCGCCTTGGCCGTCTTCCCCGCCGGCTGTGCCCTCGGCAGGAAGAAACCGCGCTCGAAAGGGAGCTGGACGTCCTGGATCCCGAGGCAGCCCGGACACTCGACCTCGATGGTCGTCTCGACGCCACCATCGGCTCGGTCGAACTGGTCGAGCAGCGCGGTGGCGTCGGCCATCTCCATGTCGTCGAGGAACTTGCGCCGCTCCTGCTCCGGAACGCCCTCGATCTCCACGATGCGGAGCCCGAGCGCGGTGAGCAGCGTTGCCTCGCGGCCCGCCTTAAGCACCGATGCAGCACGGACCTCGTCGGCGCCGGTCATGAGGCGAAACCACACCCTGCGGCCGTCACGCGGCAGCGTCGCCTCGAACCGGTTTCCAGCGCGGAAGGCCGCCTTCGCCGCGTCGCTCAGTGGGACGACTGGTAGCTCCTGGAGGTTCAGCGTCCACTCGAAGCGTTCGCGGCAGCTCGCGGTAGCGCACTGGACCGAGAACGCGTAGTCGTTGCCGAACGTCTGCGTGCGGATCTGGAGCAGCGCGTAGAACCGATCGGCGACCAGCACCTTCGACCAGTTCAGCGTGCCGTCGTCCGCGAGGTCGTAGATGCCCGGATCGGTGGTCGCGAGCCAGCAGCCTGCGAGAATCTTCTCGAACGTCGCGCCTGCGCGCGCCGAGCCGCGATCGGAGAGGAGCTTCCCCTCCTTGCCCTTGAGGCCGCGGATCTCGCCGGCTAGGCCCGAGGGACAGACGATGTGCGTGGTCATGGATACCTCATGCCAGGGTGAAGAAGTCGTAGGTCAGGGTGACGCTCTCGATGACGTTCTCGTCGCTCTCGTTGTCCCAGGCGCCAGCAACGAACTTGATCGGCCATGCGCCGCTGAGCGTCCAGCGGCGCAGAGTCGAGCCGTCGCGGTCCTGCTGTACGATGTCGACATTCCGCTTGAACGCGGGCTCCACGAGCCCGGCGTTGGCCGCGGCGTCGGCCACGTCGGAGAACCAGTCGAACAGGTCCTGGTCCTTGGTCGCGCCGCGCTCGAGGGTGACGTCGGAGAACTTCAGCCGCCCGGGGCTCTTGTTGGGGATGAGTGATCCCCCTTCGTGGTACTCGATGTTCGCGACCTCGACCGAGAGCTCGCTGGCCTTCTGGAATCCGGCGCTCTGGAACTCATCAACTTCCACGATGAACTTCCATCGCTTAAAAAATGAGCGCGGCGTACCGATGATGGGCATTCGTTAACCTCCACTGCCATGTGTGCGTCGTCGTTCCCAGTAGCGCGCGCGGTCATGCCGAGTCTTTGACTTGTGGCAGTCGACACACAGCGTCTGACCATTTGCCGGCGTGCCACAGCCGCCCTCGAACACCGGAACGACGTGGTCGATGGTCAGGTCTCGCGACGAGCCGCAGACTCGGCATCGATGGCCGTCGCGTTCGAGAATCTCGCGCTTTACCGAAGGTACGAAGTATTGGCCACGCCGGCCACCTCTCACCATTGTGCGGTCGGACGTCCAGTTCGGATGCGCGCCTCCCACTCTGCGGTGCATGAGACACTCGAATCGAAACTTCGGAATGCCAGCCCATCGATAAGCGGGCCAGATTCGTATGGGTCGACCACACCCACATGCACAATAGTGCTGATTCTGCTGGCCCCTCACCCAGCCGGCGATGTCCTTGCTCCGAGGATGAGCGACGCGTAGAGCATGTCCGCGCCTATATCGAGGAAAGCCGCGCCGACGATGCATTCGCGTTGGCACGAAAGCCTCGCCGCATCCACACGCGCAGAAGTGCTTGTTGCGATGCTCCTCGACCCAACGCTCGAAGCCCGTCTTTGCATTGTGACCAGGGAGGAACCGGGGAATTCCGTGTCGTCGGTGATCCCCTTTCACTTGGATCGCGGCGCCGCAGCCGCACTCGCAGAATGTCGGCTCTTGCAGGTTAACCCACTCGCTGATGGGCTCTACACCGGGTCGCAAGCCGCGAGACATCAAACACCTCCTGCCAGCTCGGCGTCGATCGCGCGCGTGTCCTGCGAGAAGCGTAGGACGATGAACTCGGCCGGCTTCGCGGTCGCCAGCCCGATGCGCCCGACGACCTGGCCGGACGCGATCACCGCGGGCGTGTTCAGCGCATCGCCGAAGTCGACGAAGTACGCTTTCTTGGGATCCGTCGACGCGAACGCGCCGTTCTTGAGCTGGATCAAGAGGAACGCGCTGACCGTCCGCACGAGCGTCGCGCGCAGCGCCTCGGTGTTGTTCTGGTGCTTGGCGAACAGGAGGCCCAGCTTCAGCGACTGCTCGATGAACAGGACACCTCGGCGCTCGGCGACCGTCGGGAAGTTGCCATCGCCCTTGAGCGTGCGCGCGCCGTCGATGTGCCGCGGGGTGCCCGGGAACACCGTGAGCGGGTTGATCCGCTTGGGGAAGACCAGATCGCGCTTGGCTTCGTCGAGCACCTCGTCGGTCTCGAACCCGAGCACGCCCTGGAGTTGGCCATTCTGGATGCCGGCTGGCGGGATGAAAACGCCGCCCGGCCGCGAGCCGTCCGTTCGAGCGTAGACGCCGGCGATGTGGCCCGACGGCCCCACGGTCAAGGTGTCCGCGTTCCCGAACACCGTCTTGGACGGGTTCAGCACCTGGACCCTCGGCCAGTACAGCGCGGCGAGTTCGGAGAGACCCAGGATCGTCGCCGTCGTCTCGGCGTACGTGACGATCCCGGCCGCCGACTGGTGCGCCGGTGGTTCGAGGATCGCGAAGCAGCCGCGGTCGCGCGTGATCTCGCAGTAGGTGATCATCGCGTTGTGCACGATGGGGGTCGCGCGCCCCAGCACGATCAGGAGGGTGAGCTGCGAGACGACGTCCAGGGCGTGGAGTCCGGTCTTGCCCGCCACGTTGCCCACGAAGTCGGCATCGGCGAGGTTCGCCAAGCCGTCGTCGCCGCCGGCGAGCGGCCCGAACGTTCCCAGCGCCGGTAGCGCCCCGGGAGCCACGTCGGTAGAGCTGAGGTCGGTCGCGACGATGCGCCTCGACCCGCGGTCCAGACCGTTGACGACCGTTTCGATGTAGTTCGGTCGGCTCGGATCCATCGAAAGGTTCGGAAAGCTCTCGACGACGATTCCGCCGTCCTCGACCGAGAGGTTGAACTCGGTCGCCGCGCCGCTGGTAGGGGCGGCGACGATGATGCGGATGTCGTTGGCGTAGGTGCCGTCCCACTTCCCATCGACGCGCAGCGTATCGAGCGGGGCGGCCGTGCGGTCCTTGAGCCGGAGCGTCGCCGTCTTCGAGGTCTTCGTCGTGCTATCGAGCAGGCTCGTGTAGTGGACCGTGCGCACGATCCACATCACCTGGCCACCGTTCTCGAAGAAGGCGCTCACCGCTAGTGCGAGGTCCGAGTTGGGGGTGAACCCGCCGAAGGCGTCAACGTACTCCTCGAAGCTGGTCACGAGGACCGCCTGGCCCACAGGCCCGCGCTCGCTGATCCCGACGGCGCCGACGATCGCCGTCGGTAACGAGGGGATGTTCCGAATCCGGGGCTCCTCCTCGACAACGACGATCTTGGACGCCAGCAGCTCGTTGCTCATCTACGCCTCCTTCCCAGACGGCTGGGTGGCAGGAGCCGGCGCGGCGGGGTGTGCCACCGAGCTCGGCGGCACCGAGGTCGGCTGTCCCGGCGCAGGCGACGCGACCTGTCCAGGCGTCGCCGCTGCAGCCGCGGCCTCCGGGGGCGCGGAGACATCCGGCGCCTGCGCGACGATCCGCAGGTAGCCACGGCTGATCGCCGCCTTCACCTGCGCGAGATCGAGCAACGCGGCCGGCAAGTCCGGCTTCCGCTCACGCGCGAGGAACGTGATCGAGCCTGGGGCCCTCTTGACCACCCTCTTTCGCGCGCGCTCGCCGGTGCGTGGATGCTCCGCCACGACAAATACCACGACCTCGGCGCACGAGCACCGATCACGGCAGCACACCTCGTGCGGCAGGTGGAAGACCTGCATCCGACGGGTGCGGCTCTCGAGCGTCACAGGCATCGGTGTGTCCTCATGGGGTTGAGTCTCCGGCGCCAGGCGCGCGACCAAGTGGCACGGCTCCCGGCACCACCACGTCGCCGGCGACGGCGCCGCGAGCGACCACGCCTTCGCCAGGAGCGCCGGCGAGGTCCTCCAGGTCGAAGCCGCGCACCACGAAGCGGCCCGAGAAGCTGCGGACGTTCGACTCGTTCGGCTGGCTGGTGACCTTCAGATCGCCGTCACGCGCGATGGCCATCTCGTAGCGCACACGGCCGGCGTTCGGGTCGTCCGGATCGCGGTCGAGCTCGAGGTAGGGATTCCGGTGGAAGAACAGCTGCGTCGCCGCCATCAGGTTCAGGAGCTCGGTCGTGTGGTCAGAGACGCCAACCACCGTGAAGCTGAGGTCGACCGTGTAGGGCACGCGGCGCTGCGCGAACTGCTCCGGCCCCGTCGAGACCTCGGGCAGCTGGTTGAGCGAGAAGAACCGGTCCTCCGTCAGCTCCGGGCCGATCAGGACGAGCCCCGGCAGCCGGGCAATCTGGGCGAGGTGGAGCTCGGCGCCGACGCCGGCGTCGAAGTCGGTGTGCACGGTCAGCACCACGTTGTCGAGGACTTGCCGCTTGAGCTCCTGCAGCAGGGCTCGGACCAGCCGCGTCAGGTCCGCCTCGATCGCAAGTTGCTGCGGAACGTACGTGAACACGCCGGGCGCGACCGCTTCCTCCCCGGGGATCGGTGCCCCCGTGGCGTCCAGGTTCTGGACGACCACGTCGACGGGACCGGCGTCGCCCGGCGGAACGATGCAGGTCAGCCGGTGGCTCGATACGACGCGGACCTCGCGCGCCAGCCGGCCGCCGACGAGCACACGCACGGAAGGCGTCGGCCCTGCGGACAGCTGGAACTGGAAGCCCGCGCCGAGAACCTCCACGAGGAGGTTCCCGGCCGTCGGTCCCGCGATCGGGGAGATGCTGTCGATGGAGGGGATGGACATCGGAACACCGAAACGCGAAAGCCCCCGATGCCGCTGGGGACGGCACCGGGGGCTTGAGTGACTCAACGACCCGGGGAGGAAGCTCTACTGGTTGGGCCGATGATATGGAACTTCCATACGATCGTCAACAGGCGTCGTGCCTTTAAGCGGTACGTCGGATTCGTGAAACTAACTAAGCGGCCATCTTCCATCCCTCGATGACAATGGACCGCAGTATGCGTCGATGGCGCGCGATGCTCACGATGAAGCCAGTGATCAGCAGCACGCCAAGCGCTCCAGCAATGTTGCGTACATACACGACGCGGCTCTGGTGGGCGGCTGATTTCGGAATCGCCACAACCGCAGCATTGCCGGCCTGCCAGTCGCCGCTAGACGGCACGCTGAACTTGACCAGCGACGCGCTGCGATTGTCGGCCGTTCCGGCGAGCAGGATGTCGGGTCCAAGCCCGGTCAGCGAGGCGTAGTCAGCGTGACCGCCGAACGAACGGCGGATCGCGGTCAGGTCGACCGGCATCGAGATCACCAAGCCGCCCGCGACGCCAGAGCGGTAGGCTGAGATCGGTGCGCTCGCTGCCAGAGCCACACCCTTGCCGTCGCTCTGGAACCGGGTGACGCGGCCCTTGAGCGGCTGGACCGACAGCGCGGTCTTGGGGATCCGCAACAGCGACGTCGCGCGCTCGCCGCGGAACTGGAACACCTCCAGCGCCTCGCCTTGATCGGCAGTGAACACCATCTCGGTGTTGGCCAAGTCGCTCATCACGGCAGCGTCGGTCTCGATGGCTTGGCGCAACATCGGCGTCGTGGCGATCCCATCGGCGCGCATGTGGGCCGACCGCGCGGCCGCGTCAAACGTATAGGCGAGCCTCTCGACGTCGGCGGCCAGAGCTTTGGCCGTCTCGTGGTCGGCCTCATCCTGCACGACAATAGTGGCGATAGCCGCGATGAGCGCCGCGCCGATGGCGCCAAAGAGCCACGGCAATCGGGCTGGCAGCGCCACGCCCAATGCCGCAGGCAAACCGCGCGCTATTGCCGGGTCAGCGACAAGCGCCCGCGCTTGCCCCTGCTCAGCGGCCGCAGACAGATCCGCAGTCTGCGGGTCAGTGATATTCACGCTACCAGCAGCACTCTGCAGCGCCTCTTGTCGAGCCGCATCCTCACGAGCAGCGTTCTGTTGCGCCGGTTGCGCTCGATTCAGTTCGTTCCGCGCAGCGTCTCTTCGTGCAGCTTCCTGGCGAGCCGCCTCGTGGCGAGCCGCTTCTTGTGCGCGCCGGGCTTGGAGCGCCCGTGCGTGAGCGACGTTCGGAAACAGCGGGAGCCGTGAAACGTCGCCTTCGCGTTGGCTGGGCACGTGGAGTTCGGGGCGGCCTTCGTCGTCCGCCTCGCGCATCCGGAGCAAAGCACGGATCTCGTCGTAGAGCTCATGCATTGAGAGGCCAGCTGTGCCGTTGTCGATGCCGTGGCGCAGCGCCTCCAGGAATGCTCCAGTGAAAATCGTATAACGTTCGGCGCGCGGGGCTAGCGTGACGTCATGTTTCGATGCGGCCGCGAGAAAGGCTGTCCCATGGACTGGCAAATGCTGTTCCATGTTGCGCACCGCCGCCATAGCCTCGTCGCCTTGCCAGTCACCGATTGCACTCGCGGCGAAGCAAGCGTCCATAATCACGTAGACTCGTCTGCGGCGGAACCCTTCACGAACAATCTTAGCAAGCTTGCGCGACTCGATCGCGGTGATGTCCTCGCGCCGATCTTGCGTGCCGCGAATGCCGAGGTAGTAGTCTCGATTCTCGAAGCCGCCGTGGCCAATATAGTAGAGAATGAGGTCGCGCGCGTGGCCCGCCGCCGCCAGGAACTGCTCGATTGCGAGCAACTGCCGGACTTGGTCGAGAGCGCTGTCGAACAGGTCGAGGACTTGGGCCGCGGCGAGGCCGAAGCCGTCGGACGACGTCACGTAGCCGCGCACCGCCGCTGCGCTGGTGCGGAGGACCGGGTTTGTCCAAGCTGGCTTCCGCGGGTACTCGCTCGCCCCCAGCAGCACTACCAGTGTGGTCGCTGGGCTCGGCGGCCTGAGAGGGGCCGGGGCAATCATCTAGCGTCTCCGCACAGCACGCACAATCGCCGCCGCGTCGAGATGGCGTGCTGCCTCGCCGGTGGCAATGACCTCGGTGCCATCAGCGGTGCGGATCACGATGCCATCGCGGTCATCGCCGCGCCGCGCCAGGTACGCGCGGATGCCCTGTGCAACCGCGACTGCGGCGCCACTGCCGAACAGGAGGACCAGCGTGGAGCCAGCGTCCTGGCTGTCGATGTCGGTCTTCTCGACGCGCGCGACGACGTCGCCGGTGCGGTCGACGATGGCGTCGCGAAGCTCCTGAACCGCCTGGTTCGCCTCAGCGTGGGTGAGCGCACCAAACGCGACCCGCACGCCGATCTCTTGCTGTTCCATGGTGCCTCCCCGCGCGGTAGCGTGACCGCCCAGCGATGAGTGTATGCCAACACGACCGCGTTTGCGATGGCTACACGCGCGGGCCGGCTCTGTAATCTCAGAGCAAGAGGTACCGTGAGACCGCCGATCCGTGCAGGTACCTCACCGACGTGTATCGCAGCCGTCGCCCAGCACACCGTTTGCGGAGCTGCCAGCGCTGCCCTCTGTTGCGATCAAGCTGGGCGGTGCAGCGCGGCCGGACTCGGTGCTCAGGGACGGCCGAGGTCGCCGCGAAGTAGCGCAGCGACCCGTTCGAGATAGCGACGCGAGATCTGCTTCGGCTGCGCGTACGTGTCGAACACCGGAGCCAGGAACGGTCGCGCGGGGGTCTGGATCACCGCGATGCCGGTGCCCGGCCGTGCCGAGCCCGGCCCATCGAGCCCAGCGTGTCGAAACGCCGCGTGCAGGAACGCGCGTGCTCGCGGCGTGAGGTGGAGGACGATCGGCCGCGAGCCGTACTCCTGCAGCGCAGCGATGTCCACGAGCGACTTGCCGGCGCGGTTGCGCGCGGTGCGCAGCACGCCGACGAGCACGCGAGCGCCGTCGCGCACGACCGTGATGCTGTTGCGGAGGTCGGCCTGGACGATCAGCGCCTTGCTGCCAGGGAACCCTCGAAACTGGCGGATGGCCAGCGTCGTTGGCGCCAGCGGCGTGAACGCGCGGCCGCCAGGCGCCTGCTCGCGGATGCCCTCGACAATCTTGGTCCGCAGGAACTGCCCCTCCTGCCATAGCGCCCTGTCGAACGCCGCCTGCATACGCCGCGGCGCCGTGGCCAGCAGCCTGCCGACCTTCGCCCAGGGCCCGATCTTCTTGACCTCCATCACGTGCTCTGCGGCCCGAGGGCGCGCTCGCTGAACGTGGCGAGGAGCAGGTTGCGACGACCACCCAGGCCGAACTCCGACTGCGGCTCGGTCAGGTACAGCCCGGGCGGCGTCCGCACCGCCTGGATCAGGCCGCCGGTCCGCGCGTCGCGGATCGCCGCCAACCGGTCGCCGATCCGCAGGAGGGATTCGCCCGTCGTGGGATCGACCAGGCCGAGTCGTTCCAGGTCGGCGAAGTGGAACACGAGGAGCAGCCGCGAGCGCGGCGAGTTGCCGGTCGCGAGTTCGGCGAGCTCGCCGAACCCCTGGACCTCGATCTGGCACGGCACGCGGATCAGTGGCTTCTCTCGGCGGGCGTCGCGGCCCTGAGGCGCCCCGCTCGGCACCAGCACCGTCTCCTGGAAGTCCGCGTCGTAGCCCGAGGTCAGCGGCCCGGCTCCGTCCGGGTCCGCCGCGGTCGCCGCGGTGTCGAGCTGCGCGAGCTCGGCGGCGAACGCCTGCAGCAGGCGCCCCCGCATGTCACGCCGCCCCAAGCTGCGGCGGCCGTTGGTACAGGGCGAGTACCGCGTCGATCGCCGGGTCGCCGGTGAAGCCGCCTTGCGCGTGCAGCGGCTCGAGGTTGTAGCCCTGGTCGCGCGTTCGCTCGCTGACGATGCGCCATCGTTGCTGCCGGTCCTCGCGCTGGGAAGTGTCCGTCATCGTCGGGATCTCGCGCAGCACCAGGAGCTTGGTGACGTGGCGGATGAGCTCCGGCGTGCAGCCCGTCGGGGAACCGTCCGGGTCGGTGTAGCCGAACAGGCCGTTGATCACGACGTTCTGCACGCCGCGCAGCCACACGAGCGAGCCCAGGCCAAGGCTCGCCGCTGGCGTCGCCTGGACACCGAGCAGGTCGCTCTCGTGGAAGAACTCGAGTCGCGGGTTCTCGCGGTCGTCAGGGTCGAGCAGCCCCTGGGTCAGGTGCCGGTTGTAGACCCGGAAGAACGACGGCACGACCGGGAGCTCGCCGATCTCCGCCGGCATCGCGACCAGCAGCGTCACGTCGCGGATGCCGATGATCGGGTGCCCGAGCAGCTGGATGCGCCCGCCGCTGCCGTCGAGCGCGAGCGTCATCGGCCGGGGCTCGAAGAACCGGCCGGTCATCCGGTCGACGTACTGGCTGGCCAGTCGGACGAGGCGCGCCAGCCGGGCATCGGTGGCTTCGCTGGGCGTCACCCCCTCGGCGCGTAGGTCCGAGACCAGCGCGTACCCAGATCGGTGCGTGCCGGCGCCGGCGGGGAGCACATCGAACTCGATGGTCACGACCTGCTCGGCCGCGCCGGGTGCGCTCTGCACGAACCACCGGATCTCGTGACGGCCGAGCGCCTCGTCCACGGGGACGGACCAGCGCGCCACGACGTGGCCGGTGCCGAGCTTGTCACCGGCCGGCGCGAGCTCGGCGAGGTTCGCGGTGGCGCGACCGCCGGGCGTCGCCGGGAACACCTGGACCGGGCTTGCCTGCTTGGCGTCGTCGCTGACGTCGAACACCTGGAACGCCACCGCGACTGCGTCCACGAGCACACCTCGCACGGGCGTGAACAGCTCCAGCACCGGATGGGTGCCGTCGCTGGTCTGTCCGCGCGCAATCATCGGCATGCTCACCGCCGGTTCGCCGAGGGATCGCTCGCCGGATCCACCTCGACACCCGCTGCGGCGCCGTCGATCTCCGAATCAGGCGCGTGATACGCAACGCGGTGGAGTCGGTCGATCACAGCCGCTAGCGCGACTGCCTGGCCCTCGAGCCGATAGGCATCGGCCAACCACTCCTTCTGGCGGCGGATCAGGTGGCGCATCGCCGCGCGGCTCTGTTCGCGCAGCATGAGCGCCACCGCGGTGAGCGTCGAATCGAACGCACCGCTCGTCCCGGGTGCTGCAGCCGCCGCACGCGCAGCCTCCCAGTGCTGCGCTAGGGCGCCGCTCTGCAGGTCCGCCTCGACCTGGGCAGCAAGGGCGCGTGGCAGCTCGACCGCGAGCGCCCGGCAAGCCGCTGCCATCCCGACGTGCTGCGGGATCTGCGCGCCGCGCAGCCGCTGCAGCAGCACCGCGTTCTCGGCGGCCACCGCGCGGATCAAGGGGTCGAGATCTGCAGTGGTCATCGTGGGGTCCTCCGTCGGCGGCATCGGGTGGACGCCGCTCATGCGCGCCGTCCCGCCGTAGATGCAGCGCGCGAGCGCCGCCCTGGATCGCGCAGGTCCGCGGTGGTCAGATCTCCGAGCGCAGCGACATCGCGAGCCGTGGCCACGTTGGGCTCCGCAGCCCGCGCCCGCTCCTCGGCCTTCTTCTTCTCGGCGGCGTCGATGCGCTCGGCTTCTTCCTGGCTGCACACATCGAACCCCAGCGGCGAGTCCTCGTCGTCGGCCATCTGATGCACCGTCGCAAGATAGGCCGCCACGTGGTCGGACACGCGATACCACCCCTTGGACTCCTGGAAGGTGGTCTGGAACGCCGTGTAGCGGCGAATGACGTGCCCCTTCTTGGCGTCGAAGGGCTTGAGGCGAATGAGCTTGGCCATGTCGTTCTCCTTCAGACCTTGGTGGTCTTGAGCACCACCGCGGCGATCGCGTTGACCGTTGCCTTCAACTGGTTGAGCAGCTGCTGCTCAGCAGCTCCATAGGCGGCGCTCGCGTCCGCAGCATTGATCTTCGCCGGTCGCAGCGCGGCGAGATCGTCGGCGACGTCCCGCAGCGCGTCGGCGAGCGCTGGCTGCCCGGAGGCCCCGCCCGGTGTGAGGTTGGCGCCGCCGGAGCCGAAGCGCTTGGAGATCTTCGCCATGTCAGGCTCCCACCCGGACGTTCACCGCCTTCACGACGGCAGTCTCCTCGGCGTACTTCACGTCGAACCGCAACGTCGCGACGATGACCAGCACACCGTCGGTGACGATCTTGTCGACCTCGACGCGGATGTTGCGCCAGATCCCGACGTTGATGTTCTTCGGGTCGGTCAGGATGATCGAGGTGGCGTTCTGCGCTGCGCTTTGGGCCTCTGGGAACATCGGCACGTCGATCACCGGCACGCCCGAATACGTGGCCGGCACGTCCTCCTCGACGTACTTGTCGCCACCTGCGGTCGCGCGCTCGGACAGTGAGTCCTTGTAGTCGAGCTCGCTGTTCACCGACGTGAAGAAGCGGAGCTGTTTCTTGTTGCGCACGAACGGGTGCGGCATCGTCTTCAACATGTCGCGGAAGACGCCCTTGTTGGTCGTCTGACCCTGGGCATCGACGATGTTCGACTGAGCCTGCTTGAGGATCCCGTCGAGCTTCGCGAGGAATGGATCCGCGCTACCCCGCTCGCCCTGGATCACGACCTCGTCGACATCGCGCGCGATGGCCTCGGCCATCAGCTGCATGATGGTCTGCCGCAGCTGCCCGCGCTCGATCGAGTCCTCCAGGACCTCGTTGTTGAGGCGCACCTCCGCCTTGAACAGCTGAGCGTCGAGCTCGACCTTGCCGAGGTTCGGCACGGCGCGATCGGCCTGGGCCAGCGCCGTGGCCTCGGAGCCGGAGCGGAGGATCCGGTTCGCGAAGCGGATCTTCTCGAGCAGCTGCTTGGGGCTGCGCATCGGGACGACGGTCGCCTGCTTGAGGATGACTGCCTCGTTGATCAAGATGCGCATGAACTTCTGGGCCTGGGCTGGCTGCAAGAGCCCGCCGCCGGCGGTGAGGTCGGCGAGCGCGAGATCCGCCTTCTCCAGAATGGTTCGGTTATCCATGAACCCGGTGGTGAGTCCACCCATGGGAGTCCTCCTATTCCTCGTCGTAGAACGAGATCGCCTTGTCGACGCGGTCTCGCGAGATGGGTCTGTTCATGTCAAGCGGCCAAGAGACGTCCTGGACGCTGCGACTGCGGCGGCTACCCTCGACCGGGATGGCGTTCGATGTTGCGCCGGTCTTCTGCAGCTGAGCGATCCGCACCTCCTGCTGCTTGACGACGCGGGTCAGCTCCTGCAGGCCGGCGAGGAACTCATCCATGCCGGCGGGGACGCTGCGCTTGGCGAGCGGATTTACGGCCGAGCTCGCGCTCGGTCCCGGAGGTTCCTTCGCCGCCGTCAGCTCCTTGAGCACCTGCGAAAGTAGCTCCAGCGCCTTCTGGAATCGGTCGAGGCGATCCTTCGCCATGCGTCGGCCGGCCTTGGCGACGTCGCCCTTCGCGGCGCACCGCTTCGCGGACCCCGGCTTCTTGCCCTCGGCCTTCGCTGCCGGATCGGCGAGTTGCTCCCCGACGTCCTCGAGCAGCTCGCCGATCCGGCAGCGAAGGCCGAGGG